GTATAGCGATCTCCTTTGAGTATGTTAGATACAGCGTGTCTAAACTCACATCCATCAAAATATACTGTCCTACCCATCATAGGTTGAACATCAACACCACCAATGACAGTATTACCACCAAGATAATCATCATTTAGATATGTAATAGATGCACCTGTAGTTGTCGTCCTAGTCACATCATAATGATATCCCTTTGCAGCTCCGCAAGGATACTTGACTATCTCCACATTTTGCAGTATCCCAAATTTGGGATCATGATCTACGAATGATTTAATATTCTTTGTAAGTTCTACCAACTTATGATAAGCATCAGGTAGTTCTTTACTGCCCATGCCACCAGCATCCATACTCAAGACTCTGGTTTCATCCCAGACATATGTCTTAAGTATATTTGAGTTGAAGAACTCTATGAGTTCCTTTGATAACTCAGGTGTTATGTCTATTTGAGAGACGTAAATCATCCGTAGGTGTGTATGTTGTAGTGCTTACGAACTGGTTTGATCTTTGGTTTAGGTTTCACCTTGACCGTTTTATATATTCGCAGTAATAGTTCTGTTTTCATACGAAAGGAAATCCACAATTCCATGTGACTAGAGAGTATCTAACACCCCTAGTTACTGGGTTTACTTTATGATATACAAAAGAAGGAAATACGACTAGAGATCCTTGCATATCTAATTCCTCACAAACTGTGAGTTTATCTTTATGATGATGGAATTCTAGCGTACCTCCGTCAAATTCGCTAGGGTCATTTAACAATAATGTAGTAGATAGTTTTCTATACTTACCTTGCCACTTACCATCAGAATATGGGTCAGTTCCCATATCAGGATGCCAATCATAAAATTGACCAGGTTTGTATTCTGTAAACTGTGCCGATTCTGTCACATCCCATTGGAAATTCCATTCAGCACATTTGTTTGCTTGATCTACAAGAGGCTTTAAAATATTATATATCCAAGGTTCATCCAACCATGCTACATGAGAGTTTCTAACTTTCAATAAATCTTCTAGTTCTTCCTTACCATACTCATCTAATTCTTTTGGTGAACTCTTATTGACCTGTCCTAATTTAGTACACCTTCTTTTACCCATGGCAATGATACGATCACATACCTCTGGTTTAACAACACCTTTAAAATACCAATAAGAATGTTTTAAATTCATCCTCCATTCCACTCCGTATAATCAAATTCTGGTAAGTGATAAGAATACCAACCAGTAGTTATATATTTGGTTTGAGTTGGGGAAGTTATGCCACGATGCACATGAGTCCAATCACATGGCCAAAAGTATGTCATTCCTTTTTCTGGTTGCACCTTTATACCTTGATGAAACCACTCTGTGTGTCCACCATCTGTCACATCATTTAGATATGTCATAAAAACTAGATGACGATATGAATTAAGATCTTTATAAGATGATCTCTCCATATGCCATGAGAAGAAACCTTCATTAGGATTATACTTCTGAATATTAAAATTTGTATTCAGTCCCCATGTTGCATGAGACTTAGATGACCATGGGAATAAATTTGTATATTCATCACACACCTTTCCCAGTTCATCCAAATAGTTTTGTATCCTATTATCAGGTGTTCTTGGAACAACTGTAATATCTGTAGAGATTTTTGATTCTGGATCAAGACCTTTACCAACTTCACCTGCTTTCTTGTCAGGTGACTGTTCATAATATTCAATCAGACCATCACAAACTTCATCTGATATTTTCCAACCCGCAATGAATCCTATTCTATTCATAACGTCATGTTAAATGAGATAGCAATTTTCTCTTCACTAATTTGTTTCTCAGTTCCATGCATCATATCACTTGTGAATATCATTAATGAACCAGGAATACATGAGTGTTCTACAAACTGTGCATTGAATTGATTATATTCAACAGGTTCTGGTAGCATTGTAGGTGTGTTAAAGAATTTAATTTTATCTTTCATGTCACACTTTACATAATACACACCAGATAATAGAGATCCATTATGTACATGAGGAAATAGATAGTCACCTTTATGACTTATATTTGCCCATACATTTTCAAAATGTAATGAGTCTGTATTTTTATACCCTATCTCCTGTAAAAAATTTGTTGCATGAAAAAAGATTGCTTGACGTAATGCCTTAAGTCTAGCAACCTCGAAAATATTACTTCTAAGTTTATGAGTAGAGTCTACGTTTAACATAGAATCTCTCATTGAACCTATTTCTGATATAGCTTTTTTAATTTCTACCTCATAATGCTCTAGGTTCTCATTTAGAATATTTGGTTCAAATAAAATTGGTCTTGGAAAGCACGCAAAAAGCATAATAAAAAAATGATAAAGTTATTGTTCCTCCCACTTACCACTGGTGCTGTTAAATGCGTAATTGACAGCAACTTTTTTAGTAATGGCAGTTCCTACATAAGTTTTGGTTTTGTTATCCCATGACCAGTCTTTCAAAATAACTGCTGCTTTTGTATCATAGTCACTATTATCATCATAGGGCATTGGGTTGCCAGCATTGTCTGATGATTGCTTGCCTATAAATGGAGTATACCATTGCATTGAGTCTGTGTCAAGCACTGTTTGCTCTGGATACAATCGTTCTCCAACGAAAGCATCACGAACAGCATCATACTTACCACCTTTCATTGCATAGTTCTTTCTAAAAGGAGTTCCTCCGTTTCTATGCTCGTTTGCTTCAGTATTGTATGAGGTTTGAACAAAAGTACAGTTAGGATTGCCTACCAGTAGTTTTTGTATACCAATACTTTCTTGCTCCACACCATTGTCATCCTTGATGAGATCATTGTCAACAAAAAGGATGTCAGTTACGGTGTTTTCTTTATCTAATTTTGCGAAATGTGCCATAATTTTACTGGAATTTATACTTAACGATTACAACACCTGATCCACCATTACCACCTTTAGGTTCTGGATAGTTACGAGGATCTTGGTCAGCAGCACCGCCACCGCCACCACCTAAACCATTGGTGCCATCAGTTCCGTTGCCATTAGGGTTAGTAGCACCAGGACCACCTCCACCTGCACCGCCCTCTGGGTTATGAGGACCACCAGGATAGTTCGCTCCACCGCCACCACCTGCATATGTTACTGCAGAACCAGTAATACTTATTGATTTTCCGTCTCCACCTTGTGCAGGTCTACTATTTGGTCTGTTATATCCATTCTCTCCTGCTTGGTTTGCACCACCACCTCCACCAGAGGTTGCGTTCTGAGATGAACCACCTGTTCCACCAGGATATCCTTGACCAGATATTCCTGATCCTGCAGGTTCGTTATATCCATCTCCGTCAGTTCCATTTCCTCCACCAGACCCACCAGGTCTTCCGTTTTGGTCTTGTTGAGCTCCTCCACCACCACCAGTTGCAGAGATAGAACCGAACTGACTACCACTTCCGTCAGCACCCATACCATTTCCAGTACCACCAGTTCCACCACCACCGACATTAACTGTATATGTTTGAGCAGCAACAGGGAAGTTATATCCACCAGAGTGAAGCAGACCACCTGCTCCTCCTCCACCTGCAGACCCGAAGTTTCCATTTAGACCACTTCCAAATCCACCACCGCCACCGCCACCAGCGACAACGAGATACTCAACACCATTATTTGCAGCGTCAGATGCAATCTGTGATACTGTAAAGTTTTCAGCACTGCTGTTGAATGTGTGAATTTTATAATTACCTGAGGTTGTGATACTACCACCAGATGCAACAATAAATGTTTCTGCTGCACCACCTGCAGGTGCCCATTCAGTTCCATTCCAAATCTCAACTAACGTGTCCGTTGTGTTGAAAATCATAGTTCCAACAGCTGGACTCAATGCGTTACGTTGAGTTGTTGTGTAATTAGGAAGTTTTAGTGTGTTGGTAACATTAAGTGTACCAGCATTTAGCGTTGACATGTTAAATTAATTCCATTGATTGACACCATCTTTAGGACCATAAAATCTTAGTCCTCCCTTATTGATACCGCTTAGAACATAAATGATAGATCCCACCTCACCTTTTGGTAAATCCCATTGAGGAAATACTGGTAGGTCTATCTGAACCGAAGGTTGACAGGTTTCTACATTTAATCTTCCAGATGCCATTGTTCAATAAGTAATCCTGTTTTATTTATACGTTTTATCATATATCATTTATATTTCTAGTCTTAAACATTAAAGTCATTCTAAGAGAATCACTATACTGACTAACTGATCTGACTCCATGCCAAGCATTACCAGGAAAACCTAAGATAGAT